GGTGGCGACCAAGCAGATTCAAAGTAGATGGCAACGTGTTCATCGGTGCGTTCCCAATCAATGATTGACGCATCCCATTTGGTTCCCCAAAAATTCACATTCCAGTTATACCAGTTTTCTTCTTCCGACTCAGGTCGTGGTCGTAGAGTTTGAAAGATTTGGCAGTCTCCCCTACCATTGTCGAACTTCTTTAGTTCTGTTTCAAGAATATCAAGTTTAGATTTATCAGCGTTCTTCAAGAACACTCTGTTATCGCACCAATTAGGCATTTTGACTCCTCGGGAATTTCCCATCATAAAAAGCAATGTCATTAATCAAAGCATCATTCTGATAACGAAGTCGTTGGTTCTCTTCCGTCATCTCTTTGATGCGTTGTTTCATGCATTGCGACTCAAGAAAATGTCTGTTTCGCATTTGTTCAATCTCAGCATCTTTCTCTGAGCACTTGACACAAAACTCACTCATTGAACACTCCTCAGCGTAAACTTACTGAGATAGTCAGCAGCTGGCGCAAGATCCATATCTTCATCGCTCTGATCAATCAGAAGATCAATCATCATTACCTTTGCCTTCACATCTGTCTTTGCTCGCTCAAGTAGTTCCGTGGCGTAGACAATGTCATCCTCATCGACAGTATTAAACCAGTCTCGAAGTGTCTCGCTGTCTACCGTAAGAAGAAAGCGAAGGTTGTCAAGATCATGTTGATTCATCGTACATACTCCAGTTGGATGTGTCGTTTGGCTTCAGCGATATATTTGAATTTCTTATCACCGATAGTGATGTTGCGACCAGAGATAGTGAGAGTAAACTCTTTGGTCTTGAACGTATAGGTCTTGTTCCCACGAACAACAGACTTCTCACGAGAGTAGTCGAACCCACCGAAGAACAGAGTTTCAGTCAACTCATCAGACGCAGTCTTAGCGAACCATGCTGTATTCATAACCATAAGTATACTCTCAATAGTATTATTTGTCAAGTGTTTCTTTTACCACGCTGCTGGTTGTATCAACAGCGTTTGAGAAAATTCGTTTAGTGGAGTCAGGATACAAGACAGCCAGAGTTACCACCACACCGAGAAGAAACTTAAACACGATTCTTCTCCATCGCACGAACACCCCAGAAGGCAATCGCTATACCACCGAAAGCCAACGCAGTCTGTAGTAGAACATCTGCGTTCGGGTCATAGTCCATAGTGCCAACTGCGCCATAGGTGATCAACAGACCAAGCAGAATACGAATAGAACCTTTCATCGTGTAAACCTTTCTTCAATCATTCCAAGAACCGCAAAGAACAGACCAACTCCCAACCCCACTATACTGCCATCAATGAGAGCAAGTATAGACATGACAACTGCAGCGAAGTAAAAGGGCATTCCTATCTCCTTAGACCAGATCTACCTGAACACGATAACCACGCTTCTCGCCAGAGTAGCCAGTCATGTTCAGACCATGACGGCGACGCATCGCGATGTCCATCAGTGCATCCCAGACAGCGACACGCTGCTCGGTTTGACCGAAGGTGTCATATGCCATTCCCTTTACTGTGGTGAAGAGAACAATCTCGTTCAGAATCACACGGATTTTTTGGGAGTTCTTCAGACCATCAATAATCACTTTGGTTCTCATCACAAATCCTTTTCTATTTCTATAAGACTATTATACGGTATTTCCGAATTAAAGTCAAGCAGCTTCCAGACCACGATGGAGCATGTCCCATGCAGCTGACTGGAAGGGGAACCCATACTCATCTGCAAAGTCCATCGAGGAAGAGCACATGGTGTCAGAGAAGTCTAGGTAATTAGCCAAGAGGGTCACGTCCATAGAGTTTGCAGCCTCTACAGTGTTCTCACCAGTCTCGGTGGTGTAGGTCACTTGGATCTTGCCATCTTTGGCATTCAGGAAGGTCACTTTCTTCATTTCAATTTCCTTTTTCATCATCATAGAATAAGTATAGCGCAATTCCGAATTATTGTCAACCCCTACAAGTGAAAAAACCCTACAAAGTGTAGGGTTATTGGGGGCAGGGCAGGAAAAAACCCTTATAAATCAGTGACTTAGCGGAGGGCTTGTAGGACGTTCTGGAGACCCTGGAACCGACCTTATTTTAGTGGGGGTAAGGTATTTGCAACCACAATGCCCGATCCATAGATCCTATTGTACTCATTGGACATGTTCTGGTCTACGTCAGCTTCAACGCCAATGTAGCTCTTGGCTACCTGGAGTTTTCCACCATCGGCGTAGGGGATAAATTGACCGAACCCAACGCTGACTTTTCCATCAGGCGTGGGATGCATTACAATTTGGACAGGGTTTTTGAGAACGTAAAAGGCATCCAACTCATTAAAGATTTCAGCAATGATATCTTCACCACTAGTCAGACGAAACATCTTTATCTTCATAATTCACCTCAGCAAGAAATTCTATAAAATTTGCCGCATCGATATGATCAGCAAACTGACGAATGGTCATGTGACCAGTAGCAACATTGAAAGCATAGACGAGAACATACTTATCTTTGAAAAGTGAAATCTTCATCACCCAGTCGCCACGGCGAATAGGAACAAACGACACAAGATTTTTGGACACTTTTACTTTCTGCATGTAAAGTATTTAGGGGAAGCAAAGACGCTCCCCCCAAATAAATTACTGCTTTGGTGTCTGCTTGAATGGTTGGTTCAACCACTCCCAGTCATCATCGGTCATCGGAATCCAATTTAACATTTGCATTTCTCCGAATCTAAGATGATGCGCTTTGCTGCTTCATGGTAACCATGTCTAGCCAAACATGCAGCAGCACGAGCTTCGCCCATCGATTGTAAAATACAGCTTAGTTTGCATAGGAAAGTTTTCATTCTGAATCTTCCACTAGAAACTGAGCATTGTCTTTAGCAAACTCTGTGACGGTAGTTGGTTCTTCAGACACTTCAATTTTCTTTGGCTTCTTGTGCTCAGGGATAATGCGCTCAAGAGCAATTTGAAGCATGCCATTCATAAGACCTGCACCTTTGATCTCGATCTGATCATTCAGTGCGAATGTGCGAGTGAAATTGCGAGCAGCGATACCTTTGAAGAGATAGTCAGTTGCTTCATCTTCTTTGGCGTTGCCTCTCACAATTAGTTTATCATCCGCAAACTCAACCTCGATCTCAGACTTGCTGAAACCTGCAACAGCCATCTCGATGATGTACTTGTTGTCATCAATTTTCTTGATGTTGTATGGAGGATAGTTGGGGATATTTTTTGTCAGATCGTCATGGATTTTAGCCAGACGATTGAACTGATCATCAAAGCCAACGAAATACTTGTCGAAGTCTTTTCCGATTGTTGTGAATGAATATGGAAATGATACATTTGTCATAATAGTCTCCTTGTTAAGCGAGTTAAAAAATAACCACCCCGAAGGCATGGTAGTCCTGGTTACCGATCCAGGGTGCTCGTACGCCAGCACGGCAAGACGATCCTAAGGTGGATCCTTTAAAGCGTTCCCATCCCGATTGGGATCTGCACTTGCATGGGACTGAAAATTATTTAGTCATCTTTTGCAGCTTCCTTAGATTCCATTGCGGCAACCTGAGGAATGGCTTGCATTTTAATTTTGTCAATCAGTGGAGCAGCGACATTGTATGTCTGTGTGCCCAGGATAGCCAAAACTTTGTTTGTTTCTTCTACGGTGAGTTTAAGAGTAAGTTCCATTATCGCTTTTTCCCAATGTTATATTTCGGAACAAGTTCCCATTCATGTTTTTCTTTGAAGGAAACCACTTTAATTTGTGATAGAGATGCCCTTGGCTCTGACTTAGAAGGATGCAGAATCTTTAGAAGTTCCCAATCCTGTAGTAAAGCAGCAATAGCATTACGTCTTTCAACATCATTATTTGTGATGTTTGATTCTTTGCCGTCCAAAGCGAACAGCTCTTTGAAGTGCACAATGAAGTAACGACCCTGTTTGTGCAGTATGTGACAAGACTGGTAAAGTCTCTTTTCTTTTCTGGAAGCTACCCCAATACGAGTTAGAGTTTCACGAACCTTCAAAAAGTTATCTGGCTCTGGAAGTGTCACCTCTAACATCGAGTCAGGAGTCCAGTCATAATAGACAATCTCTCCGCTCATTTTTTTCCACCTGTTTCAAATTTTAGTTTTATTGTTTCTAACTGATCAGCCGACAAAACTTTTAATGCTTCTTTTGCCTTTTCAGTGCTATACCCATAGTATTGCATTACAATTCGTAGGGACTCGCTTTGTGCATCTTTTTTGTGCCATTTAGAGAATCTTTTCTTCCTGGCAATTGTATTTATAAAAAACTGAAATTGCCACTTCTTGGGGCACTGATTATGCACATTCATCTGATTAGCATACAGCACAGTATCCAAGAAGTAAGAAAGACCACGATTCACCATAAATGGCGCATAGTCCTTTTCGGCTTGGGGATCTTGAAACAGATCTTCTTTGGTTTGATTGATTGCGTTTAGAAAGTCAAATGGGTTCATGATAACCTCACTTGAACTTACACTGAGACATCACCTCTGTAAGAGCAGCCATAGAGTTTAACTCATGGTCTGCTACGAACGCTGCTTTGTACTGGTAATCGGCAAGGATCAAGACTAGGTTAGGAATGCTTGCTGCTTCCATGTTGTCAGATGCCTTATCGTACAAAGTGCGGAACAGTTCCGTTGTTTCAATGTCACTGTTCTTTCCGATCCACTTACGGACAGAGCTGAAGTCTTTTTCTTTTAGAAACTTCACCAGATCGGAGAAGGATTCATCAGATAGATTGACAAGAATGCCTGAGTCGATTTTACCTGTAACGGAATAACGCTGAAGTTCGTTTAGCACTCGACGGAAGTCAGGGAAGTGCGTCTCAACAAGTTTAGCCACTACCTTGGGGTCAAACTCGATACCTTCAGCTGTCAGAATATCGACAACACGACGATAGAAGTTTGCGGCGACCTTTGGCTTCTCACCATTCTCAATCTTAAAATCAACCACCGAGCAACGAGAGTGAAGTGGCTCAATGATACGATTCTTAAAATTACAGGTGAAAATGAATCGACAGTTGTTAGAAAACTCCTCGATAAATCCACGCAACGCAGGTTGAGTAGAGTTGGCGTTTAGATAGTCAGCCTCGTCGAGGATAACTACTTTGATACCACCAGAGAAAGAAACAGTAGAAGCAAACTGTTTAATCTTAGTACGAAGAACATCAATGCCTGATTCCTCAGATCCATTGATAAACATGTAGTCAGCACCAATCTCATTACATAGTGCTTTGGCTACTGTAGTTTTACCAGTACCAGCAGTGCCACACAACAGGAAGTTGGGCAGCTCTCCGTTTTCAACATACTGCTTGAAGGTTTTCTTGAGCGAGTCTGTTAGTACACAGTCGTCAATCTTTTGTGGGCGATACTTCTCTACCCAAAGAAACTTATCTTCACGAATTTCCATCATAATCTCTCCATGACAATTCAAAGAACCAACTCATCATACGACGAGTCAGCCATCTAGGGCGACGATAGATTTCTATCTTTACTTCGCCCCATCCACGATCAAAAATAAAATATCCACAAGGTTTGGGTGGTTTCTCGAAAGTCCACCCATCCCTTATGTTACTGGAAAGTTGAGTCTGCTTCAACGGCGACATAGTATGTCAAGTCTGAAGAAGTGTTTTTGAAGCGAGAGATTTTCTTGGTAGAAACGCTGAGTTCGTAGTCACCAGGAATCATTTTAAGATTCTCTACTTTCAGATAAACAGTAAACTCTTTGTCAGTGCTACCCAGATTGAGAGAGTAGTTGTTAGAGGAAGGGTTTTTCTTATCGACAACTTCAACTGTCAGATTGCCATCGCGACCAGTAATCGCTACGTCTTGACAACGAAGAACCGATGCTGCTTTATTGATATTGCTCATAGTAGCAGCAGATAAAGAAACATCAATGTCAGATGGTGGGAAGGTGATTGCCTTTTGTGGGGCAGTCAGAACAGATGGATCTGCGGGACAATACTTCACGGAGTTGTTACCTTCGCCGATAACAACATGATTCGCATTGAAAGTTAGATCGGGATCTTCAAACAATGAAACAACACCGAGGAACTCATTGAGATCGTAGATACCAAAATCGCTTGGAAAGTTTTCGGGAACAGTTGCTTCTGCGAACACATTCTTCTGAGCAGAGATGGTCGAGAGAGCAGAACCTTTTTTGATTAGCAGATTGGTATTAATCCCTGAGAAGTTCTTCAGGATGTTTACGGTGTCTTTACTTAGTTTCATTTTTTCTCCTATCAAATAGAAACATCACATAACTATGTAGCATCATTATACCTCGATTAAGGTATTTTGTAAAATTTATTTTAGATCGTCTCTTCTTCTGTGGCGATACCATTCTGCATATTCACTTGGCTTTGTGTAATACTGAATGACAACTTCTAGCGCATCTAAGATTTCGGGTGAGTAAGGGTCTTCAAGATTTTCGTTGTAGGTTTCCATCAAATCTTTTCTCACCAACGATTGAACTTCTTCAAATCTCATTTGTATAATCTTTTGGTTCACGTCGTTCATTTTCTATCCTTTGTAATTTACTAGTGCTTGAAGACATTCCCATTGACCATGAGTAAGCGAGAACGACCTTTCGTTAATCGTCACATCAAATCCTTCACCATTATGCCATTCACAAACCTCCATAAAGTCATCTTCTTTGGCAAAGAAGTCGTAAGGTTTCAACAAAGTAAATTTTGCATCACGAGTATATTGTTCCATAATTAATCTCTCTTTTTAGATGCGTGAATAACACCACCGAAAGTAACCAGAGACAACCAAGACATCGCTACCCAAGTCCAAAAGGTATAGGGGATTGTCAATGCAAACAGCGTATTCATTGACCAAATGGTAATGAATGGTGCAAAGAATACGATTGTCAGTAGAAGAATAATCAACAGAATGAGTTTTACGATATCATTCATTTCGTTTCCTTTGAGTATTTCACATCATGTTCATA